AGGTCGCCGCGAACGGCGAGCTGAAGCACGGCGATGTGAGCGAGACGGGCTATTCGAATCAGGCCAAGACCTACGGCAAGATGTTCGCCGTCACGCGCCAGGACATCATCAACGACGACCTCGGCGCGCTGACCTCGCTCCCGCAGCGGATCGGCCGCGGCGCGGCGCTGAAAATGAACAAGGTCTTCTGGGGCGCGTTCCTCGACAACAGCTCGTTCTTCACCGCCGGCAACGGCTCGCTGAAGACGGGCGCCGGCACCGCGCTCGGCGTCGACTCGCTCACGCAGGCGGAGCAGGCGTTCCTCGACCAGACCGATCCCGACGGCTCGCCGCTCGCGATCGCTCCGAGCATCCTGCTCGTGCCGACCGCGCTCAACGCGAAGGCCGCGCAGCTGATGTCGAGCCTCGAGCTCCGTCCGACCTCGTCCTCGAAGGATGTGGTCGGCAATCCGCACGCGGGCAAGTTCAGCGTGGTCTACTCGGCCTACCTGTCGAACGCGTCGCTCACGGGCAACAGCTCGACGGCGTGGTACCTGCTCGCCGATCCGATGGTCCTCTCCACGATCGAGGTCGCGTTCCTCAACGGCGTTGAGGCTCCGACCGTGGAGACCGCGGACGCCGACTTCAACCTGCTCGGCATCCAGATGCGCGGATTCCACGACTTCGGCGTCGCGAAGCAGGAGTACCGCGGCGGCGTGAAGATGGCCGGCGCCTGATGAGTGATCGAACGGCGGAGGGCGGGGCCGACAAGTGCGGCCCCGCCCCGAGCCTCGCAAACGAAACGAACGAAAGCAAAGGGGACAGACATGGCAATCGCAGACAAGCTCGCGGAAGGCAACTACATCGACTACACCCCGGGCTCGGCCGTCTCGGCCGGCTCGGTCATCGTGCAGGCGGACCTCGTCGGCGTCGCGGAGAAGGACATCCCCGCGAACACGCTCGGCGCGCTCGCGGTGCGCGGGGTCTTCAACATCAACAAGCTGTCGACCGATGTGGTCGCGGCTGGCGCGATCCTCTACTGGGATGTGGCGAACAGCCGCGCCACGATCACCGCGTCGACGCACAAGGTGTTCGGCCGCGCCGTCGCCGCCGCGGGCAACGGCGCGACGAAGGTCGTCGCTCTCCTGAATCCGTGAGGCTGAATCATGGTGAACCTGTTCGACAAGGGCAGCGCGCTCGTGGCATCGGCGATGCGCGCTGCCCTGTCGGCGGATGTCGTGTACATCCGCGGCTCGGAGAGCGTCAGGATTCCCGCGACGGTCGGCCGCACGGTGTTCGAGGTCGAGGACTCGCACGGCGTGCTGCGCTGGGAGAGCCGCGACTTCGTGGTGAGCGCGTGCGACCTCGTGCTCGGCGCGCTGCCCGTGGTCCCCGCGAAGGGCGACCTGATCGAGGAGCGCTCGTGCGACGGGACCGTGCGCACATACGAGGTGACGGCGCCCGGGCGTGAGCAGGAGTGGAAGTACGCGGACACGGCACGGCTGCTGATCCGGGTGCATACGAAGCTGAGGACGCAGACGGCATGACGGCGACGCCAGCACAGGTCGGAGACGCGGTGCTCGCGGCGGTGACGGGGCTCACGCTGTCGAGCGCGTACACGGCGGTCCGCTCGTTCTGGCCCGAGCGGAAGCCCGAGGAGCTGCTGTCGCTGACTCTGACGGTGATGCCGCGCGCGATCGAGCGCCGCGCGGAGACGCGGGTCTCGGAGCGCATCGACTACTCCGTCGATGTGATGGTGCAGCGGAAGGTCGACCAGACGCAGCGGGATTCGGAGATCGCGCTCCTGAGCGCGGATGTGGAGAAGGTGGCGGACGCGCTGTACGCGCTCCGCGCGGGAACGACGGGATTCGTGTGCGTGGGCGTGACCATCGACCCGATGGTCTCGCCCGCTCACATGCAGGAGCATGGCGTATTCACAGGGGTTGTCACCGCACGGCTTCGCGCCGTGGGATGAACGGAGGGACGAGAGATGGCCATTCGAGTCGGACTTGAGGGATCGCTGAAGCGCGGCACGGCGGGAACCGCCATCGGCACGCTGACCGCGGTGAACAATGTGAAGGACCTGACCCTCTCGATGGAGAAGGGCGAGGCCGACACCTCGACGCGCGCGGCCGGCGGCTGGCGCACGACGCTCGGCACGCTGAAGAGCGCGACGCTTGAGTTCGGCATGAACTTCGATGTCGCCGACGCGGATGTCGACGCGTTCCAGGCGGCGTTCCTCAACAACACGATCATCGCGCTCGCGGTGCTCGACGCTGCGACGGGCGAGGGCCTGATCGCCGACTGGACCGTGACGGGCTTCACGATCGAGCAGCCGCTTGAGGACACGCAGACGGTGAGCGTGACCTGCAAGCCGGCGTATGTCTCGCGCAACCCGTCTTGGCACACGCCTGCCTGATAGGGGGAATCTGAACGATGCACGGATTCAAGGACTCTGCGAATCGGTACTGGGCTGTCCGCGTGAATGTCGGCGCGGTGAAGCGCGTGCGCGCGGCGCTCGGAGTCGACCTGATGCAGGTGGCGGAGAGGAAGAACGCGGAGGGCGGGCGCGAGCCGGGCGTATTGGAGCGGCTCGCGTCCGACCCCGTCCTCCTCGTGGATGTGATCTATGTGCTGTGCCGCGATCAGGCGGAGGCGCAGGGGGTGAGCGACGAGGAGTTCGGCGCTGCGATGGCGGGCGACGCGCTCGACCACGCGGTGAAGGCAATGCTCGGAGCGATCGTGGATTTTTTCCCGAACCCTCGCGAGAGAGCCGCGCTCAAGAGGGTCCTCGCGGCGGCGGAGGCGGAGGCGGATCGGGCGCGCGACAGGATGGAGGCGCTCGTCGAGGAGAAGCTGGCGCCGAGTCCTGCTGGCGGTTCGTGGCCGAGTCGGCGGCCATCGTCGGACTGAACCCCGACGATTGGACCCTGCGCGAGCTCGCGTGGATGCACGATGCGAAGGCGAAGAGCGACTGGAACCACACGGCGTCGCTGATGTGCCTGATCGCGAACGCGCACGGCGGCGGCAAGGGGCGGCGGTTCACGGTGGACGACTTCCACCCGTTCGCGAGGCGGAGCAAGGCGCCAGAGATGCGGATCTCGGCGCGGGCGTTGAAGGGCATATTCGGATTGTGAGGCGACGATGACCTGCGACGCGATCAACACCCGACTCGTCCCCGTGTGGAACGCCGCGATCAAGGCTGGCGTCGACTGGCGCTTCTCGATCAGGATGCGCGACGAGAGCGGCGCGCCGATCGACCTCACAGGCTGCGTGTTCCGATGGGCGATGCGGCCGACCTTCGACTCCGCGACGCTGACTGCGTCGATGTCGACCACCGACGGCCGCATCACGGTGGACGCGGTGAACGGCGTCGTGTCGTTCCACCTTCCGAAGTCGGTGACGGCTGCGCTCGCGGGGCGGTTCGTGCATGACTGCGAGATGGAGTGGCCCGGCGGGCTGGTCGACTCGCTGTGGGAAGGCGCGGTCACGGTGGGCCGCGAGGCCGCGCGGGGGGTGATCCCATGAGCGCGTCGAACACGGGCTGGCGGCTGATGCTCCTCGACGCGCCGCAGGTGAACCTGTCGCTCGAGACGAGCCCGATCCTGATGGAGCTGGTGTCGCCGGGCCCGCAGGGCGCGAGCGCGGCCGGCGGCGCGGTGACGAGCGTGAACGGCGCGACGGGCGATGTGGTGCTCGGCGCCGCGGATGTGGGCGCGGCTGCGGCGGTGCACGGCCACGCGATCGCGGATGTGACGGGGCTCCAGACGGCGCTCGACGGGAAGGCCGCTTCGAGCCACACGCATGTGGTCGGCGATGTGTCGGGCCTCGGGACCGCGGCGACGCGGAATGTCCCATCGACGGGCAACGCTGGCCCATCGGAGGCGGTGCTCGGCTCCGACACCCGCCTGACGAACGCGCGCACGCCGACCGCGCACGCATCGAGCCACTCGTCGGTCGGCGACGATCCGATCGACGCGCTCGCCATCGGCGCGGCGCAGGCGGTCCACTCCCACGGCAACATCACCTCGGACGGCCGCATCGGGACGACTGCTGGTCGCCCGATCATCACTGGCACGGGCGGCGCCGTGACGGTCGGGAACTTCGGCACGAACGCGGGGCAATTCTGCGAGGGCAACGACTTGCGCCTGTCGGACGCGCGCACACCGACCTCGCACGGCTCGACGCACGCGGCAGCGGGCACCGACCCGCTGACGGTGAGCGCGACCGAGCGCATCCTCGGCCGCGCGAGCGCGGGCGCTGGCAGCGTCGAGGAGATCATCTGCACGGCGTGGGCGCGCGGGCTGCTCGACGATGCGAACGCTGCGACGGCACGCACGACGCTCGGCCTCGGAACTACGGACAGCCCGCAGTTCACGGCGCTTTCGCTGCTGAACGGCGAGGTGATCCGCAACACGCAGAACGGCTCGATCGACTTCATCCCGCTGCCGGGCGTCGGCACCGAGTGCGGCATCCGCTTCGACATGACGGGCAGGTCGAACGCGGTGTCGATCGGCACGGTTCGCGCGGGCGGCGCGGTCAACGATGGGCGCATCCAGTGGGATGTGCCGCTGCAGACCGACAACAATGTCACGCAGATTTTCGGCGCGTACCAGTGGTCAGGCATCCGCCATGTGTTCGGCTCCTCGCTTCCGCAGACGCTTCACATCGGCGTGAGTCGCTACGCGCTCGGCGGGAACGACGACGGAAACCATGTGTTCGCGCTGGTGAACTACGGTCACATCGGCAATGCAAACCGCAGGCCGACCACGCTCTTCACCGACCCGCAGTTCTTCGTCTACTCGAACGACATCGCGCAGCCGAACGACTTCGTGCGCATGTGGCACGACCAGACTGACGGCAACATCGAGAGCGGGAACGGCGATCTTCGGCTGTCGGCGCCGAACGGGAATGTGCGCGCGAACGGCAACCTGATCCAGAAGCGGATCACGAGCGGAACGGCCGCTCCGACGGGAGGGGTGGATGGCGACATCTACCTGCAATACACATGAGCATCGTGCTTGAGGCGGAGCAGCCCGTGCGCTGCTCGTCTGGATATGTGGTGGTCGCGTCGGGCACATTCGAGCCTCTGTCGCTCGTCGGATGCCGCCGCGTCACGGACGAAACGGGCGTGCCTACCTGCGCGTTCCTTGCTGGCGATGTGGTGCGGGATCAAACGGAGAATCAGGCATGAAGGTCGCAGTCGAGCAGGTGTTCAACGGATCGCTCTCGCAGGTCGCCGTCGGCGGCGCGTACGACGCCACGAAGATCAACCGAGGCAAGCACACGGGCCAGTTCAACCTCGGCGCTGGCGATGTCGACAGGTTCGTCGGCCCCGCGCCTGCCGGCGTGGCGAATCTCGCCGAGTCGTCGCTCGCGATCCCGTCGCAGTTCGTGCACCCCGTGAAGATCACCGACGACCTGTTCTGGATCTTCGGCTCGGATGTGGCGGCCGCTGCCGCCACCCGCCGCGTGCAGCTCTGGACATGGGTGCCGTCGACGAACACCTACACCTTCGTCGGCGCGATCACCTGCACCTTCCCTGCGGCGACGGCGCACACGGTCCGCGGCCTGCGCGCGATCCTCGAGAACTACACCACGGGCACGGTCGGCGTGAGCGGCACGGCGGTCACGGGCAGCGGCACGGCGTGGCTGACGGGCCTCTCGGTCGGATCGCGCATCGGATTCGGCTCGACCGACCCGACGCAGATCACGACCTGGTACCAGATCAGCGCGATCGGCTCGGACACGAGCATCACGCTGACGGCATCCGCGGGCACGGTCGCGTCTGGAACGCCGTATGTGATCCAAGACCTGATGATCGTTCAGGCGACCACGAACGCGACGGCGACGAACGGCGGTCTGTTCGTGACGAAGGGCCTCCAGTACGCGGACTTCCAGAACCCAGCGGTCACGATCCCCGCGGCGACCACGGTCGACAAGATCAAGGCGTGCTACTGGCTGAAGGACGCGGCGACGATCACGAACGATGTGATCGGCGGGTGCGCGCTCGGCGACCGCGACTCGTGGACGCAGCAGTATGTGTACGCGACGGAGGGCGCTGCGACCTCGCTCGCGATCTACCGCTACAACATCCGCGCGCCGCTGACGCTGACCGCAGGCGCGGCGACGCTCACGGGCTCGGACATGGTGGTGACGGGCAACCAGACCGTCACGGGCAACATCTCGCAGGCGAACAACGGCCGCGTGGCGACGCTCCAGCACGGAGCGGGCGCAGGCGTCGCGTCGCTCTACCTGTTCACAACGACCCGCATCCTGCGCGTCCCGCTCGCGAGCGTGGTGTCGGCGAGCACGACATTCGTCGCGGACTCGATGAGCGAGGTCCCGCCGGGCGGCACGAACACGAGCGTCGCGACGGGCGGCTTCACCTCGCTCGATGTGGCGGGCTCGCTCGACAAGCTGGTCGTGACGGGCGCGGCGTCGACGGGCACGGTCT